TCCGTCTATAACAACTAGACCAACATCATTAACCTTTTCCTCTAGATACCATTCTATAAATTCCAACCTGTCTTTCGGTGCAAATTGTCGCAATGCTAGGGTGTGATAATTGTCTTGCGTTTCTCCAATCATTTCCAAAGGTCTGCGGAACACTTTTGAAGCGTGAAATTCTCCTTGTTCTGTATCGAAGTGAATTAATGATTTCCCTTTTCGGTAACCCTTCATTTCGCCACTATAACCATTTACTTCGCCATTCAAATAAACAGCCGATAAAAGACTAATAAAAAATGTTTTCATAGACTTTGGAGGTGCTTGTATAAAGCTGAAATTCCCGTATGTTCCTATCGGGATAGGGAACTCTTTTACCCCTTCTCTTGTTGTGTATCTATATCTTCCCATTGAAATTGCAACGGGTGGATACTTAACTTCTTCACTAGGGTCGATGAAAGCTTCTTCAACAACCTGCTCAAAATACATTCTTTGGATTTCTTTTTCTTCATTGCTCATAAATTTTAGTTTTGTTTTTAATAAAAAAGGGAGGTTTTTACACCTCCCCATAGTAATCTTTAGAAAGGCAAGTCATCAACCTGCTGCTCTGTTTGAACAGACTCCTGCTTTTCCTTTCTTTCAGCAGCAACAACAGTTCCGTTTGTCCAAAACACTTTCCCGTTACCTAGATACTCCTTTTGCTTTTTGGCTTCTCTCTCCTCTTTGGTTTGAGAATCAAACGCAGAAACATTCTGTCCCCAATCATTTGTTTCGTCATTCACTGCGATAGTGAAGTTGTAATAAATTGGAGTTTCCATTTTTCCGTTCACCTCTTTCGGTTTACCTTTTACAAATTTCTCTTTTGGTAACTTGTCTACTCTGATACTTAAATCTAATAATGTCGCCATAATTTTACTTTTTAATTGTTAATAATGATTTTACTTCTTGTGATAAATTATATTTTGATTCTACTTGCTGAATTGTAAAGTTGCCCGAATCGAGTGCAGCTTTAACTTTGTTGAATGCAGGTGTACCTGCGTGTAGGCTTGTTTTAGATGCTTTTCCGTGGTTATTAGTTGCATCTGCGTCTTTGGTGTCGTCTATCAAAAACAAACCGTTCAGAGCGTACTTACGTGCGTAGGAGGAGGAACTACCGTAACTTTGCGAAATGTCCATTCCTTTCCTGTTCACATCAATACCCGCCTGTGCAGTAACTTTGTGAGATTTCTCTCCGTCTGTTACCGTTGCTGTTGCTTCTACGTAAATTCCTAGAGGGTTTTCTTTTATCTCATCTGACACAGTCAAGCAAAGACCGTGCTTATAGAGTAATGGTTTAACCGCTTCGAGAATGTCCTCGCAACTTCTGTAATTGTACTTGCCAAAGTTGTTTCTTTGGTTCTTTGGTGCTTTTAGTTCGCTTTGAACTTTTACTAATTTGTCAATCATTGTTTTACGTTTTAAATTAATACTTTGCAAATATATAAAAAAAATCTAATAAAAAAAATTAATCTAGTAAAGTTTGTTTTAAAATGTCATTCATAGTTTTCATAAACTCATCAGAACCAATAAACTCTTTATTGTTTATCATCTTATTAGCTTGTACTTCGTAGTAAATAGATTCCAAACTTTCTTTCAATGGTTTCTTTAAAATACTTCTTATCTTGTTCAAGACAAAGTTCTCCAAAAACGCCCTAGATATGTCTGTATTGTCGTCTATTGAATTTGTTACAATTAGCTGATGAATTAAGTACGTAACTAGTTTAACTTCTTTTACTGTCATATTCCTAGATTTTGAACCCTTAACTCGTACTTCTTTTCGTACTCGATAACCTTATACCTTTCGTTTACTAGTTCTCTATCGTTATACCCTACTATTGGATTCACTTTGTAATTCCAAAAATCTTTTGGCATCTTTTCGCCTACTCTTAACTCTTTTAATTCTACTTTCATATTAACGTTAGCCTTTATATTTTTGTAAATGTATTAATCTGCCTTCGCTTATAATATCGTTAGCTCTTTCATTTGTGATTTCGTAATCAATAGCAAATTGCTGCGTGCTTAAATAGTTATAAAACCAATCTAGATACATTTCGTTTTTTTGTTCTTCTGTAAAGTTCATTATATTGAATTTTTAAAATTATTAACCGCTTCTTTTAATCCGTGTACTTTTGATTCTTTGTGCCATTCGTTTAATTCTTCTGAATCAAATTCGTTTGTGTGTTCTATTAAATTAGTAGCACATACGTAAACCGTGTACAGTTTAGCGTATTCTTCTGATGTTAGTGTGATATTTGTCATAATTTTGTTTTTTATAGTTCGAGGACATCTGTTCCGTCAAATGTAGTAGGATTCATATCGTTGCCATCAAAGATACCGATAATTTGAGCATCGTGCAATCTTAATCCAAACTTTTCGTAAGTCTCATTAAACGCCTTTTCGATATCGTAGGCATCAATGAGTTCTACTTGTCTCTTGCCGTCCTTCTTGAATTGAACTACAAAAGTAAGGTCGTAGTCAAATCTTTCCCAACAGTCTTCTTTTCTTTTTTCTTCTAAATCTAAATAATCGTCGTAAGTCATAATTTTTGTTTTGTTTTTGATTATGGTACAAATATATAATAAACAAATGACATAAAAAAACTTTTTTAAAAAAAACGCAAAAAAAAGAGGTTACATTTCTGTAACCCCCTAAAACTAAAACAATTATGAAAAAACTAAAACTAAAACTTTTTTAACTTCTCTTTGTATTCTTCTATCATTTCTTCCAATTCCTTCGTTGTAAACTTTACAATCTGATTCGCTTTTTCTGCCAATCCTTCGGAAGTTCCTTCTCCTTTATTAGCGTCTAGCCATTTACTAAACTTATATTGCTCTCCCCATCTAAATACGTTGCAACCCGAACATTGAACCTGTACATTTGTTTCGTCCCATCTAGTAGCGTAATGCTTGCGACTTTGAAAGTGTCCCGCCTGTAATCTCTTCCAATGGTCTTGCTTTCCACAGGTAACACACGTAGCGACGTCATTCCTTGCGTATCTTCTTCTTATATACTCCGAAAATACAGCATCTAGTTTTTTGACAACTTGCGAACGTGTTTTTTTCTTTGCCATTATATTACAAATTTAAGAATAAAACTCAACTAGTAAACTTTATATTTATGAACATTTGTCAAGAACTTTACTTGACTTTCTCGATTTTTTTTTATAACTTCGCATTATTATCAAAATAATCTTTATAGGTTTTTTACTTTAAAAATAAATTCAGAAGATTGTTTAAACTAAAAAAAGTTATAATATTATATTAAAAGGATAGCTATGTAATCAGATTACAGCTTTCTTTTTTCGGTCTTTTAAGAGTTATTTGGTAACCCCTTGTTTTTTTTCCCAAGTACGCATTCCCCCAAGTCCTAGCATACCGAATAAAATAGTAAATAATTCATCCATTTGTAAAGCGGGTAAATCAGACCAATCGGGATTCGCAAATATTATTAAATCCCTTAAAATAAAGTTATATAATAAAGCTACACCTATAACCCAACCGATAAAAGGACGCCAACCTGCCACAAACATAGTTCTGTGACCTGCTTCAACCTCATTTATTTTGGTTTGTAACTCTACCAATCTTTCAGCAGTTTCTAGCTGTTTATTAGGGTCAAGTTCTTTCCCCTTGAAAGCTTCGCGTATGTCTTTAGCTAAATCGCCAATCCCCTTTGTTCCTGTTCCTAAAAGTTTGCTTAACCAACTCATCTGAATAATAGTATAAAATATGCAATCATTACGTTTAAATTCACAAGGACTAAATTCCATTGTTTCGCCACAAATACTTGAGGCAATGATAATAATCCTGCAAGTATATAAAATACCACACCTTGTGTCTGTGGGAGCAAATGAGGTGCAGTAATAAAGAAACCTGTCCCCATATATCCTAATCTATTGGCAATCCTCTCTAAAGGTGTTAAACGTCTTTCTTTGACTAAACTCCTTAATATTGTACTTTTAAATTTGTTTACCATCGAGCTTTATATCCTCTAATATCGTAGTGAGTAAATGTATTGTATGCTTTGAGTCCTCCTTGAACCATCTTTCCTTCAGAAATCAAATACTTTATTATATTGGCAACTTCTTCAGGAGATTTAGATTCAACAACAATGTCGGCTGCTTTAGCAAGTAAGTGTTGGCTCTTTGTAGACCCTCCTATCTTACGATTGTACTCAAGGGTTCTGTATGCCGAATTAATTGAAATAGGCACTCCTAAATAATCTCTCAAGACTTGTAGATTGTCTGCCAAGTCAAGAACATTAGGCAATAAAGCAGTAGGCAATTCGCTGCCATCTTTGCAGTCAAATTCTGATAAACTAAAGTTCTCGGTTATTCTCATTTATTCTTTTTATTCATTATGTACCACTTTTGAATAGTGTACCCAATGGTAACAAGCATCAAGGTTATTTTTAGAACTACATCTAAATTACTCAACGATATGCTAAATGTGCCGATACTCAATGCGTACACTTTCAAATCTTGTGTCATTGTATTACAATTTTAAGTCTTGGTAGTTAAGCCCCATAAAGCTATGGATTCCTTCTGTTTCTATCTCTACACTATAAGACTTCCAACCATAAGGGTGGTCTACCTCTCCATTCTCATCAGGCTCTAAACTTTTCCATAGAACGTCTACGAGGTAATCAGTGCCATATACTGCTTCCTCTATAACTTCTCCTTCTTCGTTGATTACAGGCTCTGAAATAACCTCATAGCCTAATTCTACGATTGTATGTTTGTGGGTCTTGTAAGTGTTTCCTTCTTCGTCTTGTGCAACTCCTAAAGCATCAATTTTATCTTGTGCCTGTTCTTTTGAGTTAAATGCGTATTTACCGATTTTCATTTTATGTTGATTTTATATTCACTAATGGTTATAACTTTTATCTTATAACGTTGTTAATTTTACCATTTCTTCATCGCTCAAGTATTCATCATAAACTCTTAATTGTTTGACTTTTCCTGCAAATTTATTACCCGTTCCGTTTGCTGCTGCCATAGATATTCTATCTAAAATACCTGCTGAAAAAACTCCATTGTTAGTTTTATTAAATACTTCTGTTCCGTTATAATATCCGATTATAGTTGTGCCAATCCATCTTATAGCTAACTTTCCATTTGTTTTAATATTAGGCACTGTGAAAGTCGCATCTGCACCAACGCCTCCTGCTTTGTATGCAACTTTTACTTGATTGTCGCTGATTACAAGTATGGTTATCCTATCACTCCAAGTTGTGGCAGAGCTATTTAAGCTAAATCTTCCTACTAGTGATAAGAAGCTACCCTCAAAAAACAAAGTGCCTTCTTGTGAATTTATTACACTTGATATATCTCCTGTACTATTTCCTACATCTGCTGCACGAGTTGATAAACCTGTTGATAAATTAGGAATATAAGATGAAGGTTCAGAGTTTTGTTCTAACTGACCACCCCAAAGAGATACACCACTAAATCCATCTCCTGTATAAGAAGCTGAATATCCACTTCCGCTACTTTGCAAATAAATATAGGGTCTAATTTGTGTGGAAGTACCATCTACTTTAAGAGAAATCCAAATTCTATATATACCATTTCCATAGTATTCAGAACCACTGTTTAAATTACTTCCTGCACCTACTGAAATAGGACTTAATTGAACTTGTCCTGTTTGAATGTTAAATAAAGCTCTCCCTCCATTTGTAAAAGTGGAATCTTGAACATCAAGACGTAAAAACCTATCAGCACTAACTTCTTTTCTCTTTATAAATATAGAATAGCAATTTACAGAATCTGCAACTATGGTTTTGTTTCCTTGGTTTATACTATGTGCACCTGATGAAGTATTCTCGTTTAAGTCGTCCATTGTTAAATTTCCATCAGGAGATATAACTGTATTGACTGTTCTTGTACACCCTGTAACAGACCAAGAACTTGATGCGATATTTTCTGAATACTCGATGCTATTTGTTGCTTGTTCTTCTAACAACAAACTCGGACAACCTCCATCTGTGTAGTCTAATCTTGGTACGTCTGTGTTTACTTCTGTTATTTCTCTTACAGATACGTTGTCTATCTTTATATCTAAAGCACCCCCACCTCTTTTAAAGGCTAATGTGCTTCTTTGAGATGTGAAATCAAAAGTCTGACTTCCTACGCTTGTAGGTAAATCTACGGAAATACTACCTGCATCATTCATTACCATTACAAGAGAACCTTCGTTTGATTCTGTTACGGTATAAGACAAAGTGTATTGTTTGCCTGATTGCATTACATTGGTTTGTCCAACGTCTGTATAAGCACCATCTGTTTGGATTCTTAAATACCCTCCTGTGATTTGAGTACTTGCGCCTGAACTGTTTGAGATACTCCAACTTGCAGAGCTATCAAACCCACCATTAACAACTTCCTCACTACCTAAACCAAGACCTGTATTGATAAATCCGTTTTTATCTACTCTTGAACCTGCCGAGTTTCTTGAGAAAGAAGAAAAGTCAGCATCTGCTGAATTAGGCAGAACTCCGTATGCTTTAGTTGCTTGTACACCACTCGGTACGTATAAATATTTTAATGCCATAGTTTTATTTGTTTTATATTTCGATACAAGTTAAAGACTCAACAGAACCACTGTCAGCCTCAACTCTTTCTTTAAAGTCTTTTACAATTATTTTTCCTGCGTATGCGTTACCCCAACCTGTTAATGTTGCTCCTTGACCCCATTCCGAATCAAAGTTTACTATTCCCCAATCTATTGAATTTGCCATTTTCTATTTTTTTTAAAAACACTTTTAAACGCTCTATGTTTTTTTGTTTCTGTTTATATTTTCCTCTTTTTTGCTTCATAGAACCCAACCGCCAAAATTACCATCTCCACTTGGCGAAACATCTTCGTCTGAATTACTCAAATATTCGGGAAACAAAGTTGTATTGTTGCAAACGTAGTCAATGAATCTACGTGTATAGTTCTGTGCTGTTGTTCTTGCTTTTTCAATCAAGAAATCAACCTCATCTTTTGCTACCGTTTCGCTTGTTTCAGAGGTGTGTTTGTAAACCCCTCCGTTTGCTATTGTGTAAGCTGCGAAAGGATAATACTCAACAAGTCCCCAATGGATAAGCATAGGCTTAACGTACTTAATCAATAGATTTTTATAGTCAGAATTTGCAGGGTCATCAATCGTACTATCTGAAATTTTAGTCTGAATAGCAACTAGTAAGTCAGTACCTAGATATTGCTGAATGTGTATGTCTTGAGCAATCTTTAAGTATTGAATGAACTTATCAACGTCCACATTCCCGTCGATAGTGCTGTTTCTTTTTATATCTGTTGTGGTAATTAGTAAAACTTCAGCCATTATTTAAATCTTTTATTTGTTGGTAAAAAACCATTGTAAGGCATATCTTTCGGCTTCATAGCCACCTCTTTGGGATTTCTAACTCTGTAACCTTCTTTTTCTGCTTTGTTAGTTGAAACTCTAGGAGCTAAAGGACTTTTTACATCTATGCTTTTTTTACTTCTGTAAGTCTTGCGTAGCCATTTGTGGTGGCAATCTCCTCCGCCTTTGTATTTGAAGATGTCGTAAGTATCTGCACCTCTTGCACCCCAACCTGCATTTACAACTCTTTGGCTCATTTGCTGAATATCCTCTTTTCTGTAAATCTTATCAGCAGCTACCATTTTCTTGCAAAAATCTCTACTATTTGCGCTTACTCTATTAGGTGAATAAGAATAACGAACTTTGTACTGAACGTCATCAATCTTTTTGTCTTGTTCGCTCTTTGCGTTTGGTCTAGCTGTTCCTGTACTTACAAAGTTGTATATTTTAGACAATAAAGATTTTTTGGGATTGTTCAATGCTTCGATTTCTGCGTCTAGCTGTTCTTCTAGGTCATAGTCTACTTCCATTTCATCAATCAATTCCCACTCGTCTAAATCTTCTTTTTCGCCTAAATCATCAAGAGCATCATCTTTTAGCTGTATATCTTCGTGAGAACACATTTTAACGCCTGTTTCTTCCTCTTTTGTTTCTTCATCGACTACATTGTCCAAGTCTGTAAATTCAAGCGGCTGAATGGTATTAAAATAAGTATTTAAAGATATTCCGTTTATTGCTAAAATCTCGTTTATAACATCAAGCAATTCATCTTGAAACGTTCTAATAACTAAATTGTCATATAACAAAGAAGCTGTTTTGATTTCGTCAGCGTTGTTTCCTAGTCCGCTGTTTCCTGTTCTGATACCCAAAAGCATAGGAGAGGTAACTTTATGCCCTACAATCAGCTTCTCTTGGCATTCTTTTGAAAGATATTCGTAGTGTTGTGGCGCATCGTTCAAAGGTAAATCTTCAACCGTAGTAGCACCTTCTTTATTATTGTTGAAGGCAACGATTACTTTCTCTCCTCTTGCACCTGTAAGCTTTGACATTACATCTCGCTTAATCTCTCTGCGTTTTTCTTCGTCGGGAACTCCGTTGTTGAAATTGATTACTTTCGTTCCACTAAACCCGTTTAAGGTATCGTTGATTAAGTAGTCTGCGATTTCTTCTTCTAGTACAGCGTAAGGCAAAGCACCTTGATAGTCCACAGGAGGATAGTAAGTATAACCTGCAACGTATGGTTTCACTACTAAAATCTCGTTTTCTTTTCCGTTACCGAATCCAAAAGCAGGAATACGCAAAGGCTCATCAGAAGGCTTCGCTTCTGCCCAATTCGGGTGGTAATACCAAGCTTCGATTTCTCCGTCATCGTTGCATTTTTCCGCTCTCAAAGTATTCATAGGAAAGTGCAAGGCTTTGTTTACTTTACCTACTTTGTAGTTGATTTGAAAAGCACCCATTCCAAGAAGCTTTCTGTCCATTATAACACCACGCAAACAATCTTTTGAAAAGATGCGTTTCATTTGAGCGTATTGTTCGGGTTTCTTATTTGAATCCGTAGCATCTAAACCCTTTCCGTAAATCATTCGAGCCATTGAAGTAATGATACCTCCGTTTGTTGTGGATTTGATACTTCTGTCTATTAGCCATTGAAAGTGATTGTTGTCCTCTCCGTACATTACCCACTCCTTGTTTTTTACTTCTTCAACTGTTGGAGTCGTGTACTTTGACAAAGAAACCACTTCTATTTCCGATTTGTTATTTCTTCTACTCATTGTAAACTATGTATTCGTTTGTGCTTTCGTGTTGCGTATAAACGCCATTGTTAATGCTGTAATCTTTTACTTCTTGGTCAGTACAGAAGATTCTTCCTCTGTAAACTAAAACCTTGTTTATATCTGTTTGAATGCAGTTCTGCGCTTCAACAGTCCCTCCGTCTGCAATCACTCTCTCTACAAAGTCGGACAATGCACTTTTATAAGCTTTGAAATTATAAAACCTACCCTCTACCAAAGAAAAAGAAATATCTGCCTTTAAATAATACCCGTCTTTTGTGAATGTTGCGGATATAGTTGTGCTAGTGTTTGCTTGTTCGTCTGTTAATACAATAGAATCAGCTACGTAATCTCTAGGAATAAATTTTAATTCCTGTGCATTTGTGCTAGTTGTTAGTATTATCATTTTCTTTTATTTTAAAACAATTTATAAGCGTGTTTGTTTTTTGTTTCAAAACTTTGATTTTAAGACAAGAAAAAAGGTATAAACAATTAAGTCTATACCTTTCTCTTTTTAATGCGTTAGAACGCTTATGAGTTTGCTTGAACGTCGAATGCAGCGTTTCCTGCTCCGATTAGAGAAGAATCTACGAAATACGCCAAGTTGTCCTCTTTGGAAGCCAATGTCAAAGTGTAGCCATTAAATTCATTCATATCTGCACCACTCGCAGTATTTACCGTTACATCTACTCCGTTTTTGATTCCGAAGATTCTGAAACTTCCGTCATATCCTTCTGCAATGATTTGCGGACGACCTTTAGATAAAAGAACCATTTGCGCCTGTGTAGTTGCATCTTGTTTTTTCAAAGTGATTGTTCCACTTGCTTCAAAGATAGAAGTACCTGCGTTGATGTCTTTAGTGTTTGCTTCGTCAATGTTATTCGTTCCTCTCAATTCGTACTTGAATACATCGTACCCCCCTGTTGTGAATGCTGTAATTTCTTGCCCTGCAACACCTCCCACTTCGGAGATTGTAGCATCTGCAAACATTCCTTTTTCGTAATTTCCTATATAAATAGCCTTGATTCCTCCAAGACTATCCAAGCAGTTCGAGTCATTTCTTCCTGCTGTAATATCACAAGCCATATTTTTATTTTTTAAAAGTTAGTTATAAAAAAAAGGGATAGGCAAGAACCTACCCCTCTTTCAGTTTATTAGTTTGCTAATTATGCAGGTGTGTAAAGTACGATTTCAGCACCGTAAGCGTATTGCACAGTTGCAGTGAAACGCATAATTACACGTACATTTTGAGAACCATCAAGGTCAGCCATATCTAAAACTTTAACCTCGTTAGAGTCATTCAACAATCCTGTACCGAAGAACAAGTTTGTAGATTCAGCAGCTACGATGTAGTTGTTAGCCAATCCGTTTGCTACGAATACAGGTACTCCGTCGAACATCAAGTCTCCCATTGCTTGGTTTGTTCCTTGTCCGTTTACACCATTTGCACCTACTCCGTTAGCAGCAAAACCACCTAAAGCACGTACATAAGCACGATATACGTTTTGAGCAACGTACAATTTCAAGTCAGCAGAACCATACAATGCGGCAGGAATAGCATCAACTACTTTTCCTAATTCATCGATTACGTTTGAAGCAGTGATAGTAGTACCAACCACGTCGATTACGTCAGAATCAGCAGTAGCCAATGTTACAAGTCCGTCGAACTCTCCTTCATCTCCATCAGCACCCTGCCAAATGTTGGATTCGATTTTTGTAGCTACTTTTTCAGCTACGTGAGCAACCAAGAAAGATTGGAAATCGGGAGGTAAAGAGTCGAAAGCAGAATACCCCATAGAAATTGCGTCCCAATCAGCACGGAAAGGAGTTTTACACAATTCAAGGTTTACTTGGAATTCTTTTGGAGTAATGATTCTTTCTGTCAAAGTAACAGAAGAAGTTGCAGTAAAGTCGCAAGAACCATCAGCAATAAGGTCGCCTGTTGCGATTTTTTTAAGTACCTCTGATTTCTTTACGTTTGGTTTTACAGTAATACCACCGTTTTCGATAGTGTTACCGCTTAACAAAGCAGCAGCGATATAGCCTTGAGCCTTCTCTCCTGCGTAAGTAGTAGTGATGTTTGTTGTTGTTGCCATTTTTTAAAATTTAAACGTTTAATTGATTATTTGAATAGTTTGTTATATATAACAGATTTGGTTGTTTTTGGTGCTTTTTGAGAATACAAAAAAGTTTCTTTTTTAGAAGCATCAGCTTCGGGATTGTGTTTGATTGGTGCAACTTCTTCGGCACTCAATTCAACCTCCTCTTTAACTTCTTCTTTTACTTCCTCTTTAGATTCTAAAGCAAGTTTTAATGCGTCAATTTCTTTCTGCATTTCTTCGATTTTAGCGAAGTGGATTTCTTTTGAAATAGATTCAACTACCTTTTTAGGTGTAGAAGTTTCAGCCTGCATTTCTTGTTCTTCAACTTCTTCTTTTGCTTCTGTTTCTTCCTCTACTTCTTCTTCGGCTTCTTCTTCTTTTTCTTTGATTTCAGAAATGATTCCTTCCTCAACTACTACAAGAATTTTCCCGTCCTCTAGTTCGTACTCGCCAACAGGCAAAGCAACTTTTTCTTCTTCTGAAACGATGAAAACCTCGTTTTCTGCTTCAAATGCTTCTGATTCGATTAAAGTACCATTTTCTAGTTTCATTGTTGCCAATTTAACCTCCATACCTAGCAAAGCTTTTATTTGGTCGATTTTATTCATATTTATATTTATTTAAAATGATTTCAATTTATTATCCATTTTTTTTGCTTCGTCAATAGTTCTTTCAAAAACAGGAATGAAGTTTTTTAAATCTTGATATAATTTTGTACTTGTTAATGAAGCTTTTTCTAGTTCTTTTTTAATATTTTTGGCAGGTGTTAAATATGCTTTTTCTAATCCTCCCGTATCTAAATTAAAGCGTAAATTGTTTATTTTTTTTTCTATGTCTAGAAATTCTTTACTGAATGCACTACTTACACTTTTTAAAGCGTTTGCTATTTTCTCTCCTCTTTTCATATCTTCCGATATGCCTAATTCAACCTCGTGAGATTTTAATTCTGTTGCTTCCTTGAATAGCTTGTTCCCTATTTTTTTTAAGTTGCTCATTGTGGATTTTATTTAAAACATTATTAATATACTTTTGTTATATTTTCGTTGATTAAGGCAAATTTGTTTTGTGTGGAATAAACAACGACGCCTTTTCGATACCCTCGTTTATTATGTTTTGATTCGATTCTAACGTAGGTAAATCGCTTACATCTGCTTTACTTGCTTCTCTGCTTTCAAAATCAGTAGTAACCACCTCTGTATCGGCATTAAAAGTTGAACGAGAGGATATGGTTGCGTCTAAATTAGTAGTATCTAAAGACATCAGTTTAACGCTTTCGGAAGCCGTTAGCCCGCTTACGTTTGTTTGAGTTGTCAAAACATTGTTTTTCCAATTCACATTTACACCACCTCCTCCTGTTGTTGGATTTATAACAGGATAGTTTCCGTCTGTTCTAAAGATTCTAGCTGAATCTGTTTGAATTATATTTGTTGATGTTGTGTTATCTATATATATATTACTCTTTATTTCATAATTACCCTCATCTATTGCATTTAAACCTCCAAAGAAATCAGATATTCCTTGCTGCGTTGTTTCTGTGTACTTAAACCAAGCATACAACTCTTTTGATTGAAAGTCGCTATTTAAAGATACATCTATTTCATTATTCAAAAAATCAGGTGTAAATTTAGTTATATTAGCACCATTCAATCCGTTACTTATATATATGTCATCATCTTCTTGAGTGTTTATAAACGATAAGCCTAGAGAGGTCATAACTCCAATGGCTTCTAATTCTTTTTTCGCTGTCAAACCACTTTGATACGTTGCTCTTAAGCGAATAAAATCGCCTACATCAATAGACGCAGAACTCAAATCTACTTGAGTTGTAAAACCTAACCCTCCCGAAGCTACTCCATTAGATATTTCTGATTGTTTTGTTTGGTTGTAATACTGAACCCTAGAGTCGTTTATGATGTTAGGACAAGATATGTTTACGTTTACAGAGTCGTCAATCGTCAAAGTGTTTCCTGTTCCTTGGTCGATACTAACAGAAACCCCTCTCGTTACTATCGTTACAATTCCGACGGAGTCGTTTATCGTTACATCAAAAGTGTTTCCGTTGAAGTTGTAGTTTGAAATATCATAAGTTCCTGCTGAATTTATGATAAGCCCTTTGGTCGAATTAGAAATACTAAACGATTGCAAAGGCATAGAGTCCACCTGCATACCCTCGCTATTTGCTATACTTAAGCCTGAAACATTAGCGTTGTTATTTATCAATGTTTTTGAATTTGTAAATATTCCCGAAAAAGTAACGTCAGAGCCTATTGTTAAATTACCAATGCCGCTTAATGTTCCCGATATATTTACACTAGCGCCAACAGAAGAATTTAAATCCCAATCCGATTGAACACCCCAAATATAAACACCTGATAAAACAACAGAATCAGAAGCACCTAGACTCGCATAAACTCTCATTGATTTATCTGATAATTGAGAAAGTGGGTTACTAGGTTCGTTATGTGCCGCTGTTTGTATAGTAATACCATTGTCATTAAACGAAGTTAAAGTAGTTCCATTGTCTCCTATTTGAAACGGACATACAACAGAATAAACAGTTCCCGATTTTGCTAGTTCGTGTATTTTTGTATTGTAGTTGCCTGTGCCTTGAATAGCATTTACTAAATCACCAAAATCAGAAACACCTGTAAACGTTGGAATATCTGCGTTGTTTTTTTCGGTACTAAACAAGTAAGTCCTACAAAAAAAAGCCCAAACTCTAGGATTCGAGGAAGCGCTTCCCGATAAAGAAGATTTAAAACCAACACCCCAACCCTCAACTGAACTAGAGTTGAAACTTCCAATTTGAGAACCACCTAAAGCTAATGGGTCGATTGCAAATAAATTCACACCTTGTTGACTTTTTCCTGATAACGTATCATTTCCACCTATATTAAATTCAACGTAGTTGCTAGTAGCCGAAGTTCCTGAATAAACCCTAGATACGATACCTTTATTTATAATACTATCTACACCCATACGATTAGGCGCATTAAATTGAAAACCACCAACGTAAATTTTATGGTCAGTATTAGAATTAAATACTGCGTTATTCCAACGAATACCACCTTGATTAGAACTATCTAATCCTAGCTGTGTGGCGGAAGTATTAATAGGGAGGTTTCCTCCTCCCTTTGCCGCGCCAATACTACCGTTTCCTGATGTCTCCAAAGTGCCAAAATTAGTTGCCTGCGTATCAGCATTAACGCTTAACGTATGTAAATTTACTGCGTTTGGGATTGATATAGCCATTCTATAAATTTATTTGTTTTTGAGTTATAAATCCGCTTAAATTAGTCCCGTCAAAACCACTATAAAAAGCATCAAGTGTCAAGTCTGTTCTTATAAACCTGTAAAGATTAGTTTCATTTCCTTGCTCATCTTCGTAAGTGTATAAATAAACCTCTCCGCTTGCTATTGTAGCGTGTAAAACAGGTTCTTGACTATATCCTGTCGCTAAACTCATCCAATAAGATTGATGCGGTATTATGTTTACTGTTCTAGTAACCTGAACTGCTTGATTACCACTTTCGTCTGTTACATTATATAAAACTTGATAAGAGCCTAAATTTGAAGTATTCACTAAATTATTCGTTATAACTTGATTCGTAATATTTCCGTAATAGCTAGAAGTAGCTGATACTCCCGCGTCTATGTAGCTATCTCCTTGTGTAACTTCAACAATACTATCGCCAAGTAAAGTTATCACAGGAATTTCTGTATAAATTACATTTACTGTTCTTGTAACTTGTTCTGCTTGATTTCCTGATTGGTCTATTAAGTTGTATCTTATTAAGTAAGAAGAAACAACGCTAGTGTTTACAGGATTGTCTACTATTATCCTGTTGCTTATGTTTCCGTAATAACTAGAAACACCCGTAGCCCCTAAATCGGTATATATATCGCTGTAATTTATAGAAATACTAGAACTTCCAACTAATGAAATAATAGGAATTTGAGTGTACTCAACTATAACAGTCCTGCTTTTTGTTGAAATTCTACCTCTACTATTTGTTACCGAATAAGTTACCGTGTAGCTTCCAAGCACGCTAGTATCTACATTACTAGAAACGACAATAGAAGAAGTTAAATCTCCGTCTACACTATCGTTAGATGTCGCTCCTAAATCAATGTAGTTTTGATTAGCTTGTATTTTGACTACCCTAGAGCCTACTAGAGTTATATCAGCATATAAGTTTTGAGATATACTTCCTATCCCTTGCTTCCAATAAGATTCAGAACTACATTCATAGCTACACTCGTGAATTGTATATGTATTTTTGCATTTGCAATATTTTGCCCTCATTAGTCTTTTAAGATTTCGATTATTTTGTTCAATAATTCTTCCTCGATTTCCTTTTCTACTTCAGCAGACAATCCTAGTTTTTCGATTTTGCTTTTTGACCAACGCAAAGCAGCTTTTCCACCCCAAGCATCAAACATTAATTTGCCACAACCATCAGAATAGCTTTTAGAGCTGTCTAAATCAACTAAATGCCTTGAAAGGTACGAATACATTCTTTTTATTGTTTTAACGCTTATAGGCTCGCCTTTTGCTAACTGATTAGCACGTTGTTTTCCTACTCCTGTACCGCAAGACCCCCAACCGTTTTTTTCTGTCCATTCTAGTACCTTTTTAGCGTTGCTTTTAACACCTTGCGGATAGTCCGAATAAGATTCTAGTTCTACTTCTGAAAGTTCAGCTTCTTTTTCTGAAAAACGCCCTTCGATTGACAAACCTAAATACTTGCCTTCTTTGATATCCGACCAAACCTCGTCGTTGTCTATTTTCATAACAACTGCCCAAGCACCTTGAACAGCATTCAATCCATAAATAGCTGTTTTGTCTTTTTCTACATCTTCAACTATCCACGATTCAATTACAGAAACTCCGTCTGTTTTTTCTTCGTGTTCTAAAGTAGCGTTGTTGTTGTTTAGGTTTTTAAAGTACAATTCAGACGCTTTTCTTACCGTTTCTTTTGAGAATACAATGTTATACTCCTCGCCTTTGGAATTACGTCTGTAAATCTCCTTATCGGGAATAAGAGCCAAAGAAACAACGATACGTTTTTCCTCGTCTAATGTCTTTAATTCTACCTTTTGCTTTGACAAGGCTACGAAGTTCTCCTCGATTGCAGGAGTATGAACCAAGCTGATTGCTTCGATTCCGTCCGTAGCTTCGTTTTCGTCTATTATTAATTCAACTAATGGAAGCATATTTGTTTTATTTTAAAACGTTATTAATTAATTTTTGTTTTTATAGCGAAGCAGATTCCACAATGTTCCTATCCAACTCTTGCGCTGTTGTTACATCGTTGGAAACTACATAAGCCTTAATAGGCTGTTGTGATTGTGAGCCTATCGCTTCGGCTAGTTGGTTCGTTTCGCTACTTCCTACAATGTTAAAGCTTGGAGATTGCGGTGCTGTTGGTGCTGCACTTTGTACACTTGCTGTAATACTACTAGCACTTGGTGTTTTTATAGGTGCTTTTGCTTTTTTTGTTGCTGATTTTATTGCGCCAATAATCCCAACTGCTTGAGCAGCATACCCGATTAACATAGGTATGTTTTGAGGAAATCCAATCTTTGCAGTTTGAGCAGTACCCTCTGCAACGGCTACCGCTGAACGAGCAGCCGCTTGTGTTGAGAAAGTTATTGTTCTACCTACTTCAATAGCTAACTCTTTAGCAGCTATTAATTGCTTCGCTACTAATAACGCTCTACCTAAACCCGTTTCAGCACCTACTAAATTAGCAGCGGTTTCAAAAGCGTTTATTTTGGATAGTTCAATCTCTCTGTCTAATTCATTTTTTTTCTGTGTGTTTTCTTGTTGAAAAGCCAAGAGTTCGTTGTCTGCATCTTTATAGGCTTGTGTTCCTTTTTTATACGAATCTCTTTTAGCGGTTAGTAAGTCCTCTTGTATTCTTTTTTCCTCATCTGCCGCCGCTCTTAAAGCTAGTAGTTTAGCGTATTCGTTTGTTAAAAGTTCAGCATTTGCTTCAAGTTGTGATATTTTTCTTTCTCCTTCCGCTTCTGTTATTGAATTAGTTAGTTCTAGTTCCTCTTTTTTTAAAGCAACCCTATTTGATTCTTGTTCGCTTCTGAATCCCTCAATTTGTGCAAGAACTCCCTCCCTGTTGGCTAGTGCTTCGGTCAAGGCTATTTGGTTCTCTATGCTATCATTTTTATCAACTGCCGCTTGTGCCGCTTTTACTTGAGCATCTGCTTCTTTTAGCATTGCTTCCTCTTGCGCATTTAAAACCCCTAAAAGTTCATTGTTTGCCGCAGTTCTTTCCTTCAATGTTAAAAGGTCATTGTCCCTTATCTGTCTTAATTTTTCAGCTTGTCTGTCGTATTGCTCTACAAGTCGAGATTGCTGTGCAGTTGCAAGTTCTGCTTCGTTTTGCAGTTTTACGTTTTCCTTTGCGTTTTTTACGATTTTTTTTCCGTAGTCCGCTGCTGCGCTTGCTACTTTCGATAAACCTTCGGCTACTTTTTCAGTAGTTCCGTCTACACCTGTAAATACATCGACTAATTCAGTACCCGCTTCTTTTATAGACGACAAAGCACCTTTAAAATCTCCTTCAAGAAGTTTTGATAATGCTTCGCTTACAAATCCAAAAACCTCTAAAGCAGAATTAAACCTTTCAATTAAGTTTTCTTGAATTGCATCGCCTAAAGACTTAACAGACTCCAAAGGATTGTCAAAAACATCCTTAAAAAAGTCTGTAACTGTTTGAGTGTTATCTACTATAAAATCAACAAAATCATTAAAAATTAAGCTTGTGGCTTCAAAAGCAGTATTAAAAAGGTCGGCAACTTTTTGATTACTCTCGAAAACTTCTTTTAATGTAGCTAATGCACCAATAACTAAACCAATACCCGCAGCTTTTATTGCTGTACCTAGTCCTTTAAAAGCCTTCCCTATACCCTTAACACCTTTTTCTGTGTTCTTGGCAGATTCTTCGATATTGTCAATGCTCTCCTTTGATTCCTTTCCTAAATCATCAACTGAATCGGTTAGCTTTTCAATAGCTTTGGCTAATTTATCAACGCTACTTTCTGCCTTGCCTGTTTCGGCATCTATTATAATAGTTTCTTTTATCATTTCTTGTATTTTCTTTTTCGGTTCATTTGATTAATTCCTTCAGATAACGTCAAAGGAAGCCTGTTCTTCCCTTTTGCTATTTCTATTTCTTCGCACTCGTTGAAATAGTCGTATTTGTTTAGTAACTTAAATATCATACTTCGTTCAATAGTTCTATATCACTTTCGCCTGTTTGTAGGTTCGTTGTGATGCTGTTAATCTTATACCTATGTCCTGCGATTACAAATCTGTCCGCTAGGGTGTGTTTTAATATAATTTTAAGAGGTAAAAAAGCCTTTACCTTGGTTATCCTTCTCTTTTCGTTAAAAACGTCTTGAATGTAATTTTTGTATCTTGTTTCAAATAAACTGAACGGATTTGTTATGTTGCTCCACTCGTCTAGCTCTGAATAAAAGTTTATACTATTACTGTTATAAATGTATGTCAATATTATTTGATTAGAAGGCATAAAAATTGATACCTTTATTTCGCTGTGACTTGTCGTTGTATCTCTAAAAGAAATACCTTCATCGTTTTGAGTAGGATTCTGTAATGAAGCGTAATGTAACAAAGGCTCTCCGATATAAGGCTCTTGATTGTCATCTGCCATAAACCCGTACATAATATTTTTGGTTTCTAGCGTTTCATCATCTACAAGTCTTTCGTAAACCATTTTTTCAAAAGGTACTTCTACCTTGTATTCTTGCCCCACCCAATTATTAGGATTCTCTCCTTTGTATTCTAGCGTAGCAAACTCTCTGTTTTGTAGCTGTTCAAATTTAGAAGCCAAAAGAGTTTTATGTCCTTTGAATCTAAAGTTTATTTGTTTGTAAGGCAAAGCGATATTTACAGCACTTGAATTTACATCAACGTATTGCGTAATATCGTAATCAGTTCCTCCCGAATAAAAGCTGTCTAATGTCTGTACTTTTATAGTTCCGTCATCTTCAACGTACGCTGTCAAGTTCCAAAGCTTCCACAATCCCGTAAGAAAGTCCAATACTTTCATTTTAGGAAGTTGTTGCGTAGGCAACCAAGCAAATTTTTCTTCAATAACCGTGTCAATCAAAGTACCTTTTGATGCACCCGAACCGATGCTTGTTGTTTGGTAAACCATTCGAGATTCCACATATATGTTTCCCGCTGTAAAAGTAAGAGTTTCAGCTGATTCTATTACTATTGAGTATTCGCCTACCGCTGTTTTGTTAATCAAAGCCAAATCTCCAAAGCTTGAAGGGTCTACTGCACCCTGTATTTCGTCTATCAACGTTTTTACTCCCGTTGCAGCACTTGTAAAGTACAAATAAGCGTTATAAGGGATATTATTGTCTACTGCATCCAATGTTATCAAATAACTATAATAAACTTGTGTAGTAGCACCAAATTGTCCCGAAGTAGTGAATCCGTTATAGCTTCCCGCCACCGTGTAGTTGTTTCCGTCTTGTGTTGCTGACCAAATAGCACCAATTTGATTGAAATCAACAACAGGCTCTTGATACAAACGTATCCCTGTCGAATACTCTGCTTCCGCTTCTCCTTTCTTTCTGTGCATAAGCATCATAAGACTTGAATAGGCTGTATTTGTGTACGTGAAAAAGTCAGTTGAAAAAGTGATACCATACTTTTCTTCGATAGCCTTCACAATCACATAAACTGCGATACTGTATTTTAAGTCTTTCCAAAAAACACCGTGTTCGTGAGAAGTCCCCGATTCGTAAAATAAATTACCGCTATTATTGTCGTCGTGAATATGTCCCGAATCACTATTGTAATAAAGTCTTGACCCTGTCGAAATCAACGCTGTTTTTATAGCACCTGCATACGTTACTGAATTAATAGTATAATCAGTATTGCCCCCTTTTAAATTGTCCTTTACAGCTGCTGTACTATATTCTTTTTCAAAGTTATCCAACCAATCCAAATCGGATAATAAATCTTCGCCTATCAAGTCCTTTAAGTCTGATAAATCTCCGAAGAATGTAACCCTGTAAGCATTTGGTTTGTTGTTTTTTAAATCAACTCCCTCAAGTTTTATATTTCCTTTCTTAAAATCAACACCATTCAGCTTGATGCTTCCGCTTGTTTTTAGTCTAGCATCAAAACCTCCTACTATATCAAAGTTATAATAGTGTTTAAATATCTTGTTGTTAGTCTTGGAAGCGGGAACAGTAAATGTCTTTGTGAAATCAGTAAACACCTTCGCTACGTCTTTGACGTTTTGAATGCTCTCTGTCAAAGAAATAGTTTCGTCTTTAAATAATTCAACCCTTTCGTTTCCTATGTATAGCTGTACTTGCTGCATTGTTAATATCTTTTTTTAAACCCTATTGACTTTGTCGATTTTTTTTTGTAACTTTGGTGGGTTAGTGGTAATTTAATTACCTTATATTATTGATAATATCATTACTAAATTCTATATTTATTTCATAAGAAATCAATTTATCATTTAATTGGTCTTTGAAAGTTAAAGAACTAGAAGTTATATTTATAGGCAAAGTATTGGTTTCGTAATCAATCCAAACTTGTTCAGATAAAAGAAGTTGTTTAAATACTTCGTTGTATTCTTCTGCATAGAAGCCCGAATTTAAAGTCAAAGATTCATTTCCTTGTTTATTTAAAATTCTCTTTTGATGGTTGTTTATAGAGTAACTTCCGTCTGTTACAATATTAGACTTGTATGTTTCTTGAGTTGTACCCATTGATAAAACAGAACGCTTAAAGAACCATAAATCTTGCAATGCTCCGTATTTATTTACAAATGTAAGTTTGTAGGTTTGATGCAAACATTCTTCAACTTCTTGTATTGTTATAACGCTTATATCTCCTCCCTTATCAATGTAAATCTTGTCAGCATCATATTCGGCATAAACATCGCTCGCAATGTCTTGAACGCAACTAAATGCTTCAATAGTTCCACCATCTGCGATTACTCTATTATAAAACACATCAGAATCCAAAGAAGAATTTGATACGTATTGTATTGCGTCTGTTGATTCGCTAGAGTTTGAAAGCGTCTTTTGAAATACTACTTCTCCATTCTTAAAATACGTTACATCTGTGCTTTCTGTTACGTGTACAGGAATGTTTATGTTAGCGTAGTCATTCGTTTGAATAAAGCTATTTGATTGCAATACAACAGAATCATTTTGTGGATTAGCACCTTCTGAAAAATAGCCATACCCGTCGAAGCCTGTAAGCTGTACAAAAGCATCGGGAGTTTGTACAACGCTGTTCACTGTTCTAGTGATTTGGTAATCTACCCAAACAGCAGAAGAAGTGTAAGACCCGTTGAAAGTTGTTTCAATGTAATCTTTGACAAGTTCCGAAATGTCAAATGTAATTTTTTCATTTACAGCAGTTGAGTTGATAGTGTAATCTATCGAACCCCTGTCGGTTGTTTGTGTTCCCGTGTAAACATATAACTCTAATTTAGCAGAGTCTAGGTTTGATTCTGTTATGTGAATGTAGTAAGGACTGCGAACGTTTATTTTGCCCATTGTTTTTATTTTAAAACAACAAACAAAGTACTATGTTAAATTATTTTTGTGTAAAGTCAAAAAAGTCTTTTATGTCCAAGCCAAAAGATTCAACCAACTCGCTAGGAAGGTTTCTAAACGCTTTTGCAAATGGTTTAGTGAAAAACATCGTGGGTTTAATTCCTTGCGCAAATACAGACCGCTGAACCATAAACGCAATGCTTCTGTAATTCCCTTTTTTGAATCTACCTTTTTCGTCCCTTAATCTTAATTTTTTTAACTTGACCCACGGAAGTATGTATTTCAATGGTGGCATCTTTTGCTTGAATGAATAAGGTGACATTCCGCCTTTCTGCGTTCCGTTCTTCACAAGGTTTGGATTAGAACCTCTCACACCTCTATCGACAAACATACCATATTCCTCCATAATAAACGACAGGCTGAACGATTGTTTATGCACCTTTAAGTCATACCCAATAGAATCATAAAGTCCATTAGAAGCCCTCTTTTTACCTCTAGTGAGGTTTGCACGTGATTGGGAAACTACGTGTTTAGCAAATCGCTGAAGTGCTTTCTGTGTTTCTAGCATATTGTTATCTCGTTCGGAATAACTACGTTGAAGGTCGCAGTCCAACCTGCTACTTTGTTATCGAATCTATCAACAAAAGGCTCTAAAGATATTTCTCCGTCTAGTTGGTATTTTTCTCTGTACAGGTCGCCACGTTTGAGCATAGCACCAACACGATTGGCAACTGCAAGCTGCGTATTAAGAACGTCCTGCTCGTTATCGTTACCGACAAATTCGTCCTCTGTGTCATCTTTAGATTCGTCTACCAAATCCATACAAAGCAAAGAGATGTTAAATAAAAGCGTTTGACCTCTATCGACCACGTTGTTTACGATGAAGTGAGATAAAGGGAAGATTGTTTGCTTGTTCAAATCAACCTCAAAGATGTTTCCGTATGTTACTGTATTGACAAACGGGTCTTTTAAAAGTTCGTCTTTTAGCTTGTCTGTAAGATTGTAAAATCCTTGTGCCATTTTGTTTTTATTTTAAAACATAAAAAAACCCTCATTGTTAAATGAAGGCTTCTTTCGGTTGTGGTTTAAGTTGTTAGAATTTAATCTTTTTACCTCTCAAGATATCCATAGCTAAACCTAGAGTTGAATAACTTTTTGAAGCTGATTTTTTGATAGCTTTCAACATAGCCATATTTTCGGGGTCAATTCCAAAAAAGAAATCTTGAGAGTTCTCCATTCTCTTGAATGTATTGGTTTCTTCCTCGAACTCCATAGTCTCATCGTTTACTATTTGGTTTCTAGTTTCCCAAGCATAAGTTAAATCGTTTTTTAAAGATTGTAAAGCCATTTCGTAAGTCATAATATTGAGTTTTAAATTATTGTTTCTGTTTGATTATGGTACAAATATAAAACCTTTTTTTAAACTACCAAAATTTATTTGGTTTTTTTTTAATTTTTTAATTTGTCTATATCTCTATCAGAAAGCAAATCGTTTATTTTAGACTTGTTTACACCTAGAAAGTCGTTGTTAAATTCAAAAGTCATATCTTCGAGCCAATTGTTAATTTCTTCCATAATTAAATATTTTTAAGTTTATCAGAATAATCAAAAAACATTTGTTTGTGTTCTTCAATTTCTTTCAGCCACGTCTCAATGGATTCCTCACAGCCTTGGTATATTGGTTTACCTTTCCATTGTTCCATTTTGACCCTTGTGCTGCTGATTGAATTAAGTTTGCTTTCAATCTGCTGAATGTCGTATTTTAGTTGTGAAATAATTTCTTGCATATTATTTGCTTTTTTGATTAAACCAATATTTGATGTCATTGCTCATTTTAGGGTTGAACATTCCCGCCTTCCAAGTAACCTCTTCGGTCAAAAGGTTAATGATGCAAGCATCGTTTTCAAAAGTTTCGTTAGAGTTATTAAAAATGTCAATAGAGTAATTCATAATAAAAAAATTTAGTTTATCGCGACATTGCGACAATGCAAATATAAAACCTTTTTTTGAATTACAAAATTTATGTGAAACTTTTTTTAATTTTTCTGTTCTCGAACTCTGTCTTGTCTTTTAAGTAAGCTAGATACAAATAGCAAGCGTGTAAAGGATAACGTGATACAGGAGTACCTATTTCTACTCCGATAATTCTTTGAACTTTCTCATCAGCGAGTGCAACTGCTTCTTCGTAATTTCCCCACTTTTTAGCAAATCCTTTGACTCCTTCTGAAGTTCCTCCTCCAAATAGTTCGGGATAGCTTTCAGCAATGCGTTGGTTAAATTGTAAAAAAAAACCGTTGCACCTAGTACAACCGATAAAGGTGCTTGTTTCATTACCTCCGAATACTTGGCAGAACCCTCGTAATCCTCAATCAAATATTTACCTCTTTGCTCGTGAGTGATAGGTCGATACATTACAGCCATAGCCTTGTGCATATTGTCAAAGTCATTTAGATACGTTGTAAGGTCTTTATTCTCTCCGTAGGTTATACTATCCAACTTTGGGATAAATCCGTATTTAACACCATTTAAAATGAATGCAGGAGTGAATTGCTTATCTTGTTCAAAGACTGAATTTATCTGTTCAGCAAATCCCTCTATTTTGTCAGCAGGCAACATATTGAGTTCCTTCTGTGAGATATTTAAGAACGTTGTGAGTGTTTGGTCTATCGTTGGCTCCTCTATCTTGCTAAATACTTGATATTGCTCTAGCGTTATATCGTCAAGAGTTTCGGGGATTGTTATCTCTATTTTCATTTTAATTGCTTTGCGTAATGGTTATACAATTTAATTATTTGCTCGTTCAGTTCTCCGTTCTTTTGGCTGTACAAGTGGTCGCCTAGTTTTGTAACTCCGTTGCGTGTTACCTGTATCTTGCACTTTCCAAATCGCACCTGTTCCTGTGGTACAGCTTCGACCTTGATTCCGTTCTTCAGACATTTAGACATATCTAGAATGTCCTGCATTTCTTTTGAGATAGGCATACTATACAATGAAAAAACCTATTGTAAAAAACACAGCCCAATATAGTAGGCTGTAACCTAATAACTCCCAATTGCTTTCGTTTCCTGCTTTCATAATTACTTTCTTAATAGTTCTATTTTACAAAATCTTAATTCACTCGCTAAAAATAGCTTTTCTTTTCTTACTCTTTCAAGTTCCTCTTCGAGAGCCTTGATTCTTGCTTTTAGATATTCTTCTTGTTCCATTAGTTTAAGTTTTAAAAGGGAGGTTTCCCTCCCGTTGGTTCTGTTTATACACTTAATGAAATACTTTCCTTTATTGACTCACTTGGATTTAATCCAAATCCTTGGTGTAGAACCACGTAAGCAAATTGCATTTCGTCTTTTGTAGGTCTTGTTTCTGTTGATTTTAAAGCTTCTAAAATAAATTCTTGATAGTTCATAATGTTTATCCGTTTTGTTTGATACAAATATAAAACCTTTTTAATAAACTACAAAACTTTTTTCAACTTTTTTTTATTTTTTTTTTAATAAACGAAGTATTGCCCTTTGTTCGGGTTCTCTAGTTGTGAAGTAATTGCGTAGCGTGCTGCATCAATACAATGGTTAAAGGCGTCTATTGGTTTGTTTACCGTGTTGCCCTCTCTGTCTTTTAGCCACGTATAGGATTGTAGTTCTTTGATTAGGTTCTTGCTTCGTCTAGTAACAAAGATTTTGTTTTGGTTTATTAAGTTAATCCCGTACACTATCGAATCCTTTCCTTTGGTGCAAGGAAGAACTTGATGCCCGTATGTGTTTAATTCTGCAATCGATTTCGGTTCAGCTGAATCTGCATAAACTATTTCTTTAATTCCCTTTGCTTTGAACAGGTCTGATATATCACTATTAAGCATTTTCTTTTGATAGATAACCTCATCAAATATATAAGCATCGTTGTATTTGTATAGACCTATCAACGTAGTTGGGTCGTTGCTATACCCGAAGTCCATTCCGTAACATAATAGCCTTGCTTCTGTTGGCAAATCTATTTCTTTCCAATCGGTAATACATACGCCCTCCAAAGAACCTACTTGACCTAATCCGTACACCTTCCACCAATTCGCCCAATACGAGCTTTCTTTTGCCTTCTCCTTTGCTGATTCTATATCTGCCACAATAGTATCGGGTAACGCTTCGTTGTCTAGGTATGTAAGTGTAATAAAATCTGCATCGTCGTTTCCAACTACTTCGGTATGCGCCCAAAAGTTTGCAGTAGGGTTGAAGTCAATCCATATATCTCCGCTCGTTCTTATCGATAGTTGGTTGTAGGCTTCAAATGGTACGTTGTTAGCTTCGTTTATGTACAAGGTATTACGTCTAGCACCTCGCAGCTTATCGGGTTGCTCTACGCTAAAGAACTCGATATATGACCCGTTTGTGAATGTGTACTTTAAAGACGACCTATTCCAATGACTGTCCCTATATCTTCCTGTCATCATCATCAGTTTAAGAAAGTCCTTAATAGCACCCCTACGCAAATGTGGTATTGATTCAGATACAACAGAGATTTCAAGCATATCATTTTTGGTCGCTTGGTTTATTAACGCTAAAAGAATAGAGAAAGTTTTAGAAGCTGATGTTCCTCCTTGAATTACTTTTTTTCTTCCTCCTAATTCTTGTATTTTTAAAATCTTTTTAAGCGCAGTCGTTATCTCTATGTTAGAGTTATTCATTAAAGTCTATGTTAAATAGTGGTTGCTCTGCGTTTACAGTAACGTCTTTTGTTTCTTTTGGCTTCCCGTACATATAGTTCATATACAACTGCAAGGCTTTGAAGTCTCCTTCGTTTATCTTTGCTTTCAATACCTTGATAGCTTCATCTTTGTCGATGTGCTTGTTTAGCATCTCAATCAGTTGCATTTCTTCTGACTTGCTTTTACGTCCTGCTTTTCCTTTGTGCCCTTTGTTGTTTTTTCTTCCGTCCATAATCAAATAAAATCATTATTGATTCTTTTATTTAAAACAAAGTCTTGTTGAGAATGTTAAAAAGATATAAAATAAATACCAACAACCAAAGAGTTAGAAATCTCATAAAGCCTTTCGAAGTTAATCTATCTCCATACGAGTAAATGAATAGTGGAGTACCTATAAATACTATTAGTAGTATTGAGAATATAACCCAACATAAGTCCTTTATGAATTGTTTGATTCTTTTCTTTAGTGTTCTCATATCTCGTAAATCATTGTAAATATTATTTGAAAAATCCCTAAATAAATAACGTGGTCTACTTCATAGACTTCTTCGCTTCTGTACTCGTAGGGTCTAGCACCAAATACCAAACCCTTTACTATTCCTATTTTTAATTCCCACCTTTGTAATTTCATTTCTTTTCTTTTTAAAACATTCGTATTTGATTCTTATGTTCTTGGATTCTTTTCATAGCTTTTTCATAGTATTCTTTATCAAGTTCGCAGGCAGTAAGGTCAAAACCTAAATTGTGGCAAGCTAAAGCTATTGAGCCGCTTCCGAGATGTGTGTCAAGTATCTTATCCCCTTCTTTAGCGTAGTTCATTAATAGCCATTCGTAAAGTCGTATTGGCTTTTCTGTTGGGTGTATTCTTGGAGTGCCATTGTTAGCGTTTGCACCAACCCAACTAACTTTGTATTTTCTTAATGCCTTATTAAAACTTGTGTATGCAAGTTCGCCATCGCTGAAATCATTTGCACCCGTGCCTTTATCCCAAAACACCCACCCCATACTTGGAGGAAGGTGGGTTGTCATATAATTAGCACCCCACACTATTTGATTTTTACTTACTCTTTTTAATTCTTCAAAATATTCAGCATCGGGTATATTACTATCCCAATCTGATAAACCTCTACTTATTTTCTTTTTTCCGTTGCCCAACGCAATCTTGGTAACATCAATCCCATAAGGCGGGTCTACAATAGCAAGGTCAAAATAGTTGTCTTCATACCTTGCCATAAGCTTCATATTATCTTCATTTGTTATCTTCATAGTTGTATCTTTATAAGTGTTATCATTAGTCCTAAAAAGACTGCTATAAGTGTTCCTGTTATTAATGTGTCTGTTGTCATAGTTTGTTCTTTAATGCTTCTATGTAAAGCGTTGCGTCCATTAGTTCCTCTTGTAAGTGTTGTAGCCAATCTAATACGTTTAAATCGTTTCTTTCTAACGTAGTGCCATATTTTTCTATTCCTTCACTAGAACGCTTCTTGTACGCTTCTAGTACTTTGTTTACTATCTTATCTTCCATTTTATTTGTCTATACATTTTAATAATAGTTCGCCTTCTACCTTGTCAATCTTCTTAATCGCTCTGTATATGTTTAGGCTGTTTCTTTTTACTTTCTTTCTGTCCTCCTTGCTAGAGTTCTTTCCTAGTTCTGCAACGTTGTCTGCATCTATCTCTAGGAGTAAATCAATTCTTTCTTTGTTGCTTGAAATATCGTTATTTAATACTTCTTCAATTCTCGCTTCTATCTTGTCTATCTTTGTCATCTTGTTTCTTTATTTCGTCTATTATGTTTAATTGTCTTTCTTCGTTCTGCAATCTTTCTAGTATCTCATCTAAATGTTCCACTTGTTAAATCTTTTAAAATTATTTCTTTCAATCCTGCAACCTTTAGTTTCAAGGATTCGTTTTCTTCTATCAATCTTTTGTTCTCTTCTTCTATTGTTTCAAAGCCGCAAAGCTTTCTTTCTAGTTCTTTATAAAATAAATTATAGTAAGGCTCATAATCTAGTTCGCCAAAGGTTTTATTTAAGCTATTTAAGACAGTTGCGTGGTTCTTTCCTATCGACTTTCCTATCTCGTTCAAAGAATGCGTTGTGTGCCTTCTAGCTAGCATATAGTAAATGCTTCGAGGATAAGTCAATTCCCTTCTTCTTGCTTTGCTGTCTAATTCTATTTTAAAATAGTCCTCTATTTCTTCTTTGATTACTTGCAGTGTTACTCTGTTTTTTAATAGTCCCATTCTTTTAGTTTTTATATATTTCTTTTTCAATTAACATAGTGTTAAATTCGCATATTTCTTCCAAGTCGTTGCCCTCTTCGTCTTGCAGGATATCCCCATACATTCCGTTCGTGTACCATTCTTGTACGATGTTCCAAACTTCTAACTCTGTCAGTTTCTTTTCTTCGATTACGCTTTTCATTCTTTTAGTTTTTAATTGTCTTTTCAAAATTAATACTAATTATTATAAAATTAGTAGTTTTTTTTAATTTTTATTTGTGATTGTTTTATGTCGTCTATTGCTTCTTTGATTCCTGCACAATGCAAATATAGTTCTTCTTCTTCATATAACAAAAGAACTTCCTCTAATTGTTCTATTTCCATTCCCTCCTTGTAGAGTTCGTGTGTATCTCTGTAAGCGTACCAAATATATTCTCTTTTTTCTTCTTCGGTCATATTAGTCATTATTGTAGTGTTTTAAATAAGGCTGTTCTTTTTTAGTGCATCTATTTTTCCAACTTTTATCTAAAAAAATAATATATCTAAATTGTCTTAACGTTTCTTTTACTGCTTTTTCTTTAAATCCTCTTCTCTCTAATTCTGCTTTTTTATTTCTTTTACCATTTGTGATTCTACTATTATGATAAACTTCGCCCTCAAAAGTCCAAAAAACGCTTTCGTGTTCGCCATAGTACCCGAAATTTGCAGCTTGGTAAACTATCCCCAAACCACCGCAACGTTCATCTGCAAAACTTTGAATCCATTTTACAGTTTTATACTTTCCTTTTATGTATTTAATACTATAAGATATTGCTTTGCTTTCTGTGTTTTTTTCTGCTTTATCATCAAACCACATTCTGTTTAGTTCTTTGTATTGGTTTAATTCAGTACCCGTAACTAAAGAACCGCAGCTTTGGGGATTCATTGCGTACCCAAACTGCAAACAACCTAACAACTCCCCATTTATATAGCAACCTAAATGAATATGTGTTGTCGCATCATTGCAAACCTTGTGAGAATAATGGTTTTTAATTATTATGTCTTTGCTTATTTTTTTAGGTATTTCTTTGACATAAAAATCATTAGTGCCATATCCTATGATGTCCTTGTGTCCGAACATTGGTATTTGTTCGCTATATATATATCCTTTTTGTGCTTTCATAGTGCGTTGGTTCTTAATTTTAGTAAGTTGTAGCAAAGTATATATTTCTCTCTTGCCTTGCTTTTGTATATCTTTTTGAATAGTTCAAATACTTTTCTTCTGAATTGGTAATCTGTTGTACATTCTTTAAATGTTTTCTTGCAGTATGCTTTTCCGTAGCCTTTACAAAAGTTTACGTTGTCAGCAGTATCTCCTACAATCATCTGCTCATAAAAGAAATACAAAGCTTCCTGTTCTGTCTGTACTCTTATGCTTTGGTGGTTATAATGATAGTTGTAAATAGTCGCAGGGAACTGCAAATAATCTTTATCAATAGAAACAATAATACTATTCTCTTTATCTTTTGCCCACATAGAAGCTACAAGGTCATCGGTTTCATATCCTGCCTTATAAATTGCGCTGTATGATTCTTGTACGTATTTCGTTAGTTCGTTCAATAGAGGTGGTATATTTGCTTTTTTTCTATTGGCTTTGTACGTTGGTGTCAGCATCTTTCTAAAATTACCTTTAGAACCGCAGAACGTTACAACCTTGTCAATCTCGTAAGTTTCCTCTAGCTTGTTTACAATAGACATAAAGACCTCGTCAAACTTGAAAATAACTTCTTCAAGGTTATCGTTGAAAGGAGAGTCATCGGGACTCTCTTTTTCTTTGTAGCAGCTACTCCAAAGTAAGCTGTCAGCGTCAAATAATATAGTCATAGTTTCTAGTTTTATACTTGCAAATATATAAATGTTTTTTGAATAAAAAAAATAAAAAGGGAATTTTTTACAATCCCCTTCATTTTACAAATCCATTAATTCATTCACAACAGTTTTCCCACCCATTACAACAGCGCAACCTATCGCGGGCTTCTTGCCTCGTTTTGCATAAGCAAAAGCGTATTTGTCAAAATCAATACCACAACCTACTTGAGTTGCGAATACTTTAAAGTTTGCCCCTACAAAGAACTCCGTATAGCATTGCGTGTGGAGATGTCCCTGTACTGTGTTCATCATATCAGCCTTCGCTTTGGTTCTCGCAGTTCCTGCTTCTCCGTGAATGTACTGAACCTCATCAATTACCAATCTATCCACAAAGTTCCATTTAGGCACTTGTAACACTTCGCTGAATGATCTTATCCAAGCCTTCGGTACTCCTGCTGTAAATGCTTTCCTTGAGATAATCCTATCGTGGTTTCCGATAAGAACATCAGCATCGGGAAAAATCTTGTACCAACGACTCAATCTCTCGATAGCAAACTCTAATTCTTCTCCTGCTCCCATACCATCAGGGTCGCTTTCGTGATAACTTGAGTAATGCGAATCAATAACATCGCCAATGAATACAACCCTATTACAATTATACTTTGCATAAACCTCTGCGCAATGGTTGAGGTATTCGTCCAATGAAAAAGGTTCGTGTAAATCTCCTATCACTAAAACTCTTGTTTCTTTCTTTGTGATGTTTTGGAACGCTTTGAGTTTGTTTCCTTTTAATCTTGGTCTAAAGTCTTTCATATTTTAATTGTTTAAAGTTACTGTTTTTGTTGTAGTATGCCATAAATTCAACATCGTTGGCAGAGCCTTCTCGTGGCTTTCTTCCGCCTATTCTTATTTCTCCTTTTAAATTCTTCAACCTAGAGAACACAATCCCGTCAAAACAAGCCCAAAGTATAACACCACTTTGTTTTTTATCTGACATCTTTAAAAGTTTTCTGACAGCAATAGGCAAAGGATAACAATCGTCTAAATTTCTCAACCTTCCTTTAACTTCTAAATAAAACAAAAACTTTCCGTTCTTATATATTTTGAAGTCTATATCATTAGGACTTAATTTTTCAAACGTCAAACCATATTCATTGCAAAATAAATTCACAGCTTTGGTTTCTCTGTCTAAATCCTTTTCGCTCTCAAATCTAGTACTCATTAAATAATCTCTTTAATCTCTGAACCATTCCACGAACACAAGAGCCACAGCTTGAAGGCTTTTTTCTTTCGTTAAATACTCTATTGCTTATTTTCAAAAGTGTAAGTTGGTCAGACTTTGAAACCTGCGTTGGATTTCTTTTAAAGAACTCTGTAAGCGTTGTGTGTTCCGTTTCTGTCAAGCAGTTTGGTCGTCTGTAAGGAAACATTTTGTTTAGAACCTCCTTTCGTCTATCACAACCACAATCTTCTCCCGCTATGAATTTAACAGCTTTATCAATTCCTGTGGCTTTGGTTATCTTTGCAATAGTATCTCCAAGACCTTTGGATTCTTTTTCTTGGTTCGCCTTCCATTCTTTGTAGGCTTTTGTTCTTTTGTCTTTAGGCTCTTCCATTTTACAAATAGTTTAAATCTTCTGTTTTGTCCTCGTTGATTTTATCCTGCAAAATCTTGATTTCTTTTTGCATCATTTGGTTAGTCGTGTATAGCTGAAATACTACCGCTTCTAAACTCTTTAAACGTTCCTGTACTGTTTTCTTTTTTGGTTTCATAATAGTTCGTAATCTTCGTTATTTAAATCCTCCCAATCTTCTTGCAAAGCGTCTTTTAAATTTTCTTTGCAACGCTTCACTGTGTGGTATATGTTTGTGTGACTTATGTCTGTGTACTTTGACATAGTTCGGAAACTCATTCCTGTGTCTTTATATATTTTAAAAATGTCCCTGTCGTATTGTTCCCAATTCAAAGATTCTAAATCTACCTTTTGCAAAAACCTTTCTTCTGCTTCTAGTCTATCAGAAGAATCCTGTTCGTCATAGATATAACTATCGTCAGCTAGTTCTCCATACGTGACAGGATTGTTTTCTTTGTCTTTGTCTAGGTTATTTATAAGCCATTCAATAGGACTTTTTCTGTGCTTGTTCTTTTGTCCAAGATAAGAGTATAAGATACTTCGCAAAGTAAAAAATACATATCCATTTTGCAGCTTTCCGTTGTCGAAAAGAAAATCGTGGCTTCCTCTCTTTTCTGCTAGTTTGTACAGTTTGATATACATCTCTTGAACTATGTCCTCTGCGTACATATCTCCACCTATTCCTTTAACGGTGGCAAGCCATTGCTTGTGCTTTTTAGCTATCTCGTTGAGCCAAAGATTATTATATTGTGTCATATGCCTAATATACAAAAAAAATTCATTGAATGTAAGTTATTTTTTAATTATTTAAAACCCCTCTAAAGGGTCGTATAAATCTCCTACAATACTAGGCAACCCGTACTTGTCTACTTCAAAACTAAACTTGTCAAAAGCGTAGTTTCTGCTACGTTTACAGGTAACCGTTACCATATTGTCGTGCTTTGTGTTTTTTTCTAGTTGTATCTGTGTTTCTGTTTTCTTTTCTAAAAAACTACCTAAATGTCCTGTTGGCTTGTCGCTTCCGAAATTTGAATGTATCACTAGAATCATATGGCATTTGAATCTTGCTGTCCATTCCATTACTTTCTGAACCACTTTGTTTGATTCTTCTATATTGTTTACATCGTTGCACAAGTCAGCAATTCCGTCTATAACAACTAGACCAACATCATTAACCTTTTCCTCTAGATACCATTCTATAAATTCCAACCTGTCTTTCGGTGCAAATTGTCGCAATGCTAGGGTGTGATAATTGTCTTGCGTTTCTCCCATCATTTCCCAAGGTCTTC